TTAGCGGCCGAACAGGCGCGCGAAGAAACCGGGGCGGCTTTCCTTGGCCGCATTGATTTCGGCCTGGGTGTGCTTGCCGTTGCACCACTGTGCCGCGGGAACGCCGCGCTTGACGGACGAGATGTGCTGGCCACAGCCAGCCCAGGTGGTCTTATTGCAGGTGCGGCAGGTGGTCGCTCGACACATAGTGGGCGGATCCTTTCGGAGACGGTTCCCGCGCGGTCGCGGGTTGGTGTTCGGTGAAATTATGATACCCCCGGGGGTATTGGTTTTGTCAAGTGGGAGGTCGCGAATTGGGGGAGATTGTGCGCAGGTGGCGTGGCGGCTTCTGGAAATGCGATAGGCTCGTTTTGCAAGTGTCCGCCTCCGTAGCTCAGGGGATAGAGCATCAGTTTCCGGTACTGAGGGTCGGGGGTTCGAATCCCTCCGGGGGCACTGCAAGCAAGAGAGAAACCCCCTCAACTTCGTTGATATTCAGCGAAAGTTGAGGGGGTTTTCTTGTTTTTGGAGCAAACGTATTCTGGCGCCGAGTAGTGCTGGGACACGATTGGGACACGATGGCAAAGTTCGCCAGGCTCCCAAGTCATCCTGTTAGTTCGAGTGGGGCCTTCACTTCGATGGCTCGTTGTCGCCCTACAAGATCCAGGACTTGGTCTAACTTGTCAGGCCACATGTGCCCGTAGATGTTGAGGGTCTCGGTAGCGTCCTTGTGTCCAAGCATGAGTTGCACAATCTTCACATCGGCTCCGGCAGCGATTGAATGTGATGCGGCAGTATGCCTTAGATCGTGGATCCTAAAGCCTTCCGGGTACTCGCGAAGTGCCATTAGCTTTCGCCATGTGTGGAAGTACCAGCGCTTCCGGTCAATGACGACGCCCCGTTTGGAGAGGAAGACCCAGTCCTTGCTATCGCGTCCTGCCGTAATGCTGCCGATAAGCGCCATGATGAAGTCGGGGACAGGAACTGCGCGAGCTTGTTTACCTTTGGGGCTGCCGATGACCTTCGTGTCGTTCTCGTCTTCTGTCCAAGTGCGCACGATGTTTGCGCGCAGCCTTTCCGGTTCCAGATCGTGGATCTGTAAGGCGAGCGCTTCGCTGATCCGTGCTCCCGTGTATGCAAGGAATAGAACCAAGACAGCATCGGTTGGCCATTTTCGGAGATCATAGGCATCCCTGGCGAGCTGCTCAACCTGAGCGAAAGTTAGAACTGGAAGTTTTTCAGGCTTCATCTCAGGCTGCGGGAGTTCAACATTTGCAAGTGGGTTCGTCGTGATCCAGTGCTCCTTCAAGGCGTAGCGAATAACGCTGCCGAAAGTGGCCCGAACGATGTGGTCGATATACGTTGCTGAAGCTGGCTTAGGGGTGCGGACCGTGGCTTTGATGTGCTTGTTCTTGTCGAATGAGAACGGTGCTGTTCCTTTTTCGAGCTGTGTTACCCATTTGTCGATTTTGACGCGTGTGATGGCTCCGATCGGCAACTTCCCCCACTTGGGGATTACGTAGTTGTCGAGCTCGCGGCGATAGCGGCCACGTGTCGAACCTTTGATTCGGCGCTTGGATTCGTACCAGAGTTCGGCAACCTCCGAGAACGGGCGCTCTTTATCTGCAGGGTCAATGTAGCGACCCATGCGAATGTCGTCCTCCAATTCGGCGCGGTAGGTGTCGGCCTCGCTTTTGGTTGCAAAAAGGCGCGCCTTGGTCTTCTGCTCCATTGCGTCTTCCCAGGTGACGCGCCAGCGCTTACCACGACCAAATCGGCCAGAGCGAAACTGGTCGGGCAAGGTCTTGATTGCCTTTAGTTGAGCGGCGGATGGTGGCACTTTCATTGAGCTACCATCTGGCAGTTCGACAACTGCATCTTTTACCCACAGGTCGGTCACCCATGCTTTAGCCATTATGCGGCCTTCCTGAGTTGGTCTTGGTAATACGCCATAAATTGTCCTCGTGTGATGCCGATTTCGAGGCAGATGTGGTCGTAGTCGCCGTGGATCTTGGTTAAGTCTGCCCATTGGTTTGGGTCGGTTAGTATGCGTGCTGAAATGAGATCTGCACGGTTCTCAAAGCGCGGGTAGTGTCCGCCTGGATCGCTGTTGATGACATGTACCCATTCGTGGGTGAGCGTTGGGCGCAGCATCATCGGGTGAAGTGCCTCATCGACGATGATGAGGTTTCTGCGGGGTATCCAGATTGCGTCGTTCTTGTGGAGCTGGTGCTGGATAATTTGGACGCCTCGATCCGCGAGACGTTCTAGCGGGTCAAATGCGGGGTCGTACATGTGGTCTCCAATCTGAAATTGGGTGCACTGAGTCACCCCCGGGCGCTTAGAGGGTGCGCCCGGGGCCGCGGGTGGCTCGTCAGTTACGGGGTGTGTTCTTCGGGCTCTACGCCCTTTTTCTGGGCGGCATAAAGGCCGGCCCATTCTTCTTCTACGTTCTCGGGTATTTCTTCGGTGCTCGCATTCTGCCCGAAGCCACCGACAATCACGTTGCTTTCATGCTCGCCTGGGTAGCTGTAATCCTCTGACGAGTCTTCAGGGTGCATGGTCCCGTCACGCTCGCCGTGCTCGAGGCAAAGGCGGCTGTAGGCATCCTCGACGATGGTGTGTGGTTCCACATCAATCACTTCGCATGCTTCTGCGAACACAGAGAGTGGAATCTCAACTTTTCCGTTGAGCCACCGGTTGAATGCAGCTGGACTCCGCTGCATCTCTGTCGCCACGGCCTTCGCTGTCTTGCCCTGCGTGATGATGCGGCCCTTGAGTGCCAGCCCAACGTAGCGGGCGAACAGTTCGGAGCGATCTCGTTTGTTCATAGGGATACAGTAGCACTCATTTCGAGCAACGCAAGTGCTCATATTGATAATCGCACCATGTTGACAGTTGTCTGCTCGCGCAATTAGATTGTTCATATGAGCAATCACGTCACGGAAAGCACCGCGAAGGCGGTGCGAGAAGCCATCGGCCAATCAGGTCGATCGAAGCGTTCCATTTCTGATGAAACCGGAATTCCTTACCCAACTCTGAACCGAAAGCTTTCAGGGAAGACAGAGTTCACGTTCCGCGAACTCTTCTTGCTGTCCGATGTACTGGGCGTAGCGCCATGGACGCTGACCCCACCTGAGTTCACTCGCCCGCTGCAGCCAGCGAGGGCAGCGCGATGGCCACCATCACCAGCCTTGATGAAGTGCGCGATGGGAAACGGGCTCCTGATGGGTTTGAGGATCTACCGCCCATCATGTCGGCACCGAAGCTGGCTGAGCACCTCGAGTTAGACCCGAAGACGCTCGAGCGGTGGCGCAAGACATGGCCGAACGGCGACTGCACGGGGCCGCGGTTCTCGAAAGCCCCAGGGACGAAGCTTTACCGGTACTACCGGCGCGACGTACTCACTTGGCTCGATGAGGGCCTCATGGAAGAAGAAAAGCCCGTGGTTGCAGCCACGGGCCAGAACATAAACGCCTAGGAGGGCAATCAATGTCTGAGGTACAGACTATCAACATCATCGAGCACGCGGACGGTGAACTTCGAGTTTCATCGCTGATCGTTGCTGGTCGCACCGATACGCAGCACGCTTCAGTGCTTCGAGTCATTCGCGACAACCTGGGCGACTTCGAGGCATTCGGCTTGGTCGGATTTGAAATCGCACCAAGAGTGCCTGGCCAGCATGGCGGCGGCGACACCATTTATGCGCTACTGAACGAACAGCAGGCAACCTTGCTTGTCACGTTCATGCGCAACAGTGATGTTGTCCGTGCATTCAAGGTCGAACTCGTGAAGCAGTTCTACGCGATGCGTCAGGCGCTCGCCGCACCGGCACTGCCTGTCTCGTATGCGGACGCGCTTCGTGAACTCGCTCTTACGGTCGAGACCAAGGAGCGGCTTGAGCTGCAGGCTGAGCGGGACGCGCCGAAGGTTGCGTATGTGGAGACGTTCGTTGCTGACGGTGATCTGCGTTTGCTGCGGAACGTGGCGAAGTCGCTCGGCATGACTGAGGGGGAGTTGCGTTCTGACTTGCTTGCTCGGAAGTGGATCTATGCGGAGTACATGACACGTTGGTCTGAGTCGAAGCAGGAGAAGGAGACTGCGGCCAGGTACTCTGCTGATTCGAAGAAGACGCGATACTTCACACCTGTGCCGAACCATAACGCGCCACGTTTCAAGGGCGAGGTGATGCACACGTTGAAGATCACGCCTGCTGGTGCGGTGGCTATCGCGCGGTTGTACGGCAAGACTGCTGACCTCGTGGCTCAGGCGGTGACGGCATGAGCGACTCAGTCGGGCTGAATGCTAGCGAGACGGTGATCTTGGCTGTAGACAACCTTCTTGCCAAGCTCCGTGGAGAAGACAACATGCTCTTCAATGAAATGGAACTGCTGAACCATGCTCACCGCTTGAGCGGCAGCGAGACGCGCAGCAAATGGGTGGCCCGTCTCGGGCCGGGCGGGAGGTACCTGTTCCCTCAAGCACTCGTCTCGGATTTCGGGGAGCCACACATCGATATGTTCACCGATCCCAACAAGTTTCGCTTGCCGCTCGCCTTGAACCTCATCAACGGTGATCCTCGCGGTTACGTCGATGGCTGGCTCGTGGCCAGTGTTTACGAGCCGGTACATTCCGGGTTCGTGCCAGTGGCCTTCCCACTTGACTGTGGACTCGCTGTTTTGAACAGTAATCTGCCGTTCGATGAGCGCGTTCGCCTCTTCTGCAATGCGGTTCGCTTCTACGGCTATCTGATTGGAACGGTGAGCGGCTTCGAGCGCATCCCCCGCGATCTCGTTCGCAGCTTCTGCCTTGTCGTTCGCCTTCTTCGCACTGCGGTGGGCAGCCCAGGACGCGAGTAACGAAGCGATAGCGACTATTGCGGAGATCAGAAACCCGCCCATTTCGATGGTCATAGCTAAACCGTAGCCACTTTTCGAGGGTTTCGACCCTACCGGTGCTTTGTGCACCCAAAACCAACTTGTCGTATCCGTGCTTCGGCGCGGGCGACGTTAAGCCGAAAGGGGCGTTTGTCGTGCCCAAAATTACCGAAACGTTTTTGAAGAAGCTCGCACTCGATATGGGGTACTCGGCGCGGCGTTCGAAGCAGTATGCGCGTCATATTGTTTCTGCGCCGTGGTTCCCGGTCGTGGTTGAGACGTTCACGATGCCGTCAGTGATCACGTATTCGGATCCCACTGGTGAGGACGCGATTCACAACCTTCTCACTGCGGGGTTGATGGGGAATGTCGGGCGTGAGATTGCTGCTGGTTAGCCGATCTCACACAAGTTTCGACAGAGAAGGGGTCGCTGATGACTACCGGTTATGTGTTGTCACATCTCGCGCTTGGTGCTGCACCGGTCGTGTTCATGGTGTGCGAAAAGTATGTGCCACTCCTGCTGGTGTGGCTCGGATTCAAGGAGGAAAGCAAATGACGGTAACGCGTGATGAATGGGACGAGCAATGCTCACGGTGGCGCTGGCCTGAGGGTGAGAACCTCGTCGTTTACCCGCTCGGTGAAGGCCGTGTTCGTGTGCTTGATGAACGGACTGGCGTCACCTGGCAGGTACTGAAAGAAGAAGTGGACATCGACTCTGGTGTCCCTCAGCTGTACCGGTCAGCAGCTCGCGACTATTTCACAGCGCATGAGCCGAAGCCGTGGCACGAGGCGAAGCCTGGCGAAGTGTGGCTGCTCGAGTCAGGGGCTCTTGAAACAGCGCAGGTCGTTGATGGCTACTCGACGTTCAGACCGTGGGGTGTCGATGTGAAGAGCAACGGAAACGCACGAGGCACGATCACCGCTGGTCGTCGTATTTGGCCGGAGGCGGCTGATGCGTAGTGACGTGTGTAACAGCAACAAGCCAGTAAAGCCGCTGCGTCGGAAGGGTCACATGTGCGGGTTGTGCTTCACCCCGCACGCTAACGAGGGAAACAAGGACTGCCCGAATCGTGACGAGAACAAGCGACAGCCGAAGAAGCACGCTGCTCAGATCAGTCCATACCTGCAAGAAGGTGACGGGCGGCCTGACGGACGCACAACCGAGGATGTTGAGGCTGATGAGGTCTTGGCGTGGAACGAATCACAACACATTGACTGTCTCGTAGACGGGGGAAGGGAGGACTGGTGAGCGAGCTCATGAATCGAGAAGGCGTTGTCTACGGCATGTCCGAGGATGAATACCACGGGCATGGCGAGTTCGAGCAATTCCGTCTTGCGGAGTTCTCGTCGTCTGGTGCGAAAGCGATTCTCAAATCTGCGGCGCACTACGACTGGGAATACAACAAGGGAAACAGCAAGCGCACCCGCGCGATGGATATTGGCACGGCCACTCATGCGCTCGTGCTCGAGGGGCGTGACGTTACCGCGCCGTGGCCTGATGACATGCTGACTGCTAGCGGGAGGCGTTCCACAGGCAAGGATGCGCAGTCGTGGATCGCGGAGCAAGAAGCCGCTGGTCTGATCATCGTGAGTGAAGACGAGCTCAAAGCAATCACGACGATGGCTGACAATATTCGCCTGCACCCAGACTGCGGGCCCGCGCTCGAGCAGGCTGGAAGCCCTGAGGTGTCGTGCTTCGGGGTGTGCCCCGAGACGGGGTTGCCGCTGCGGAGCCGCTTCGACTTCATGCCAGATGATCATCATGTCGCACTGGATCTCAAGACCGCGATGGACGCTTCTCTCAAGGGGTTCACGCGCGCTATCGAAGATCGGCAGTACGACGTGCAATACGGCCACTACATGGATCTTGCTGAGATTGTCGGCATCGATCACATCAAAGACATGCTGTTCATCGCTGTCGAGAATGTGCCGCCGTACAACGTCAACGTGATCCAACTCAACCAGGACTGGAAAGACATGGGGCACGTGCGCGCGTACGCTGCACGCCGTCGACTCATCCAGTCGCTCGAGAGTGGAGTGTGGCCGGGCTACCCGGCTGGCGTTAAGACCGCTTCGCCGCCGCCGTGGGCGGTCAACCGATACCAAGACGAACTCAGTGAAGAAATGGACGCAATGCGATGAGTGACATTCTGAACCAGCAACCACAGCAGCCGACACCAGTGCAGGCAGCAAAGCGGGCAAAGCCAGCCCCGCCGACACTCGTGACACGTAAACCTTCAGGACTGCCGTCATGGCCGGTGATCCTTCTGGCTGGGCGTGAGAAGACAGGTAAGAGCTATCACGCTGCGCTCGCGTCGAGCTCGGCGCTGATCGGTCGCGCGTTCTGGCTCGGCTTCGGTGAGAAAGACCCAGACGAGTACGGCGCGATCCCAGGCGCACGATTCGAGATCGTTGAGTACGACGGAACACTGACTGGGCTGCAGCAGCTCACCAGGGCAGTGGTCGAGCAGCCACACGAAGACGGCAAACCAAACCTGATCGTTGTGGACTCTGGCACGGTCATCTGGGACACGTTGCGCGACAAAGCAACGTGGATGGCTCGTCAACGCGGATCGATCAACAAGAACACGGGTGAACCGATTGTCGGCATGGACTTGTGGAACCAGGTCACTGGCGAATGGAACAGCTTTCTGCGTGCGCTTCGAGCACACAACGGGCCAGTGATCATCACTGCCCGTATGGACACCACGACCGTGATGAACGACCGCGGGCAGCCGACAGCGGCAAAACAGGACAAGGTCAAAGGCCAACGCAACCTCGCATACGACGTTGACGCAATTATCGAAATGCCAACTCGAGGCCAGGCAACACTTACTGGCGCCCGCTCAGTGATCCACAAAATGCCAGAACGAATGGACATCGAGGACTTCGACACGAAGGGCATCGACTGGCTTTGGCGTTCTCTTGGCCTCGACCGGCATGCCGCGGCGCAGGCGGTCTACACAGAAGCGGCACCAGTTGATGAGTAGTCGCTACTTCCCGCTGCCTAGTTGCAGTGCTTGTTCAGGCTCGGGCTGGTGTGAAACCAGTTCGGGCCTTTCTCATGCGTGCAAGTGCACGACAAAACCATTGGAGGAATCTTGATTGACGAAGAGATCATGCTTGCGTTCAAAGCGGTGAAGGCTCTGCACGCGAAGGAACAGGTGAGCGGCGATCTCACGGTGTGTGCTCATTGCCGCACATCGTTCCCATGCCACACGGCACGAGCAGTAGGCGGTGTGGCATGAGCAAACGCCTATTCCCCGTGTTTGCGAGCACTACCGATAGCGGCGTGATCGCGGTAATCGAACGCAACAAGGCTGCAAAAGCTGAAGTGCGTGACCGTGCCACTGAATTCGCTAAGAAACATGGCGACCAGGACGGCAACTTCTACTACTCAACGTTCGCCGGCTACCGCTGCACCGGAATCGCCAGCAACGAGAAGCCAACAAGTGGGCGGTGGAAGAAAGCTCACCGAACCGCAAACGGCTGGATTCCATACGCGAACAATCCGTTGAATTCCGAATTTGAAGCGCTCGTGCACCAACCAGAGAAAGTCCCAGGAGTGCCCGACCTGCTGACAGGCGTTTCTGACAGCGACGGAATGATGCGTGTTGGAAACCCGACACTGATTGTCCTTGACGGTGTTGCCTACTCGGGTACCACGATCCAGGCATCAGACCTGTTCCCGGTTGAAGGCGGCTGGGCAGAGATTAAGGCATCTGAGTTCCACGCAGCGCTGGAAGACTACAACGAACGTCTCATGGGTGCGGAATGAGCGGTTTCGACTATAAGGCTGAGCTTGACGCTGTGCGTGCTCGCATCATCGCTGACACGAACCGTCGCTGTGTTGCTGCGTGGGATCGGACCCATGCCGAGACGCCTGGTGAACGGGCTGAACGTGAACCGGTAGCGAAGCCGAGTGCGTGGCGTGCGTTCATGGAAAGTATCAGCAGAGCCGTTGCGAACATCTGGCGACATCGTGAGTGACGGGAAGTTCTCGCCCGCGGTCGTTGATGTGATTTGGTCGCGTGATCACGGGTCTTGTGCGATCTGTTCACGTGGTCTGCACTTTCACGAACGTGGCCGGTCGTGGTCGATTCATCACCGTTCACCGCGCGGCATGGGCGGCACACGCCTCTCCTGGGTAGGTAAGCCCGCGAATGGTGTGGTGTTGTGCGGATCCGGTACGACCGGGTGCCACGGCAAAGTTGAGTCAGACCGGGCAACAGCGTACGAGAACGGGTGGCTTGTTCGACGTAACGGGCTGATGTACCCGATCGATGTGCCATTCCTGTACCAGGGCGACCTTGTACTACTCGACGACGAAGGCGGGATCACTCGTGTCTAGCTGCCGTTGCCGGACTCGTGCTGGCATTCAGAAGCAGCGTTTCAAGTCTCGCAAGGCCGCGTTCAATCATGCGTTACGCACTGGGCGCGGCCTTGCCCGTACTTACAAGTGCCCAGTGACTGGCTGCTGGCACATCACAACAGGAAGGAGGTAGAAGGGTGGCTTGGTTCAAAGTCGATGACAAGTTGCATGCGTCAAGGAAGCTGCTCAAGATCCCACGCAGGCATCGGCTTGCTGCCCTCGGTCTGTGGACTCTAGCGGGTTCATGGTGCGCTGATCAGGAGACGGATGGTGTCGTTCCTGACTACATGATCGAGGAATGGGGTGGTACTAGCTTGCTCGTGAAACAGCTTGTTGCGGTCGGATTGTGGGTGCAACTCGATCACAACTCGAATGCAACTGGGTCACAACTTGAATGCAACTCAGGTGCAACTCAATCGCAACTCGATTACAACTGGCAGTTCCACAATTGGGGCGAGTACCAGCCGACGAAGGCTCAATTGCAAGCGGATCGGAAGAAGAACGCGGAGAAGCTTAGGAAGTGGAGGGATCGTAACCGTGACGTAACCGAGGGTGTAACCGGGTTACAAAACGGTTCGAACCATGAGCGTAACGGTGCCCCCGACCCGGCCCGTCCCGACCCGGCCCGTCCCCCCTCAATATCTAACGACATTGAGGGGGGAGAGGCTGCGCCCCCTTCCAAGAATTGTCGAAAACATCCCTCATGGGTTCACGACGAGAACTGCCACATCTGCGGTGCTGACCGCAAAGACTTCGAAGCGTGGGAGGCGGCTGAGGCTGCACGCCCAAAGCCTGCCCGTGAGCATGTTCACCGGTGGATCCTTGGCGCGTGCAACACGTGTGAAGCAAGAGAGGAGGACGCAGCATGAACGACGAAGAAGCCATGGAGCACCTCGCTGCTGTTGAAGAGCTCGTGCGAGCTGTCGCTGACCGAGACCGGCTCGTGATTGATGCTTGCCTGTCCCATACGGCGGCATCAACGCTCGCGGTGTTGTGCGCCGAGTTGCTGCATCGTGAACGCGCGAACCTTGCCGACGCGGAAAAGGTGCTGTGGCAGACGCGGGGAGTGGAACCCGCTGGACTGTCGAAAGCGCGGGCGTGGGAGATTGCGCAAGCCTCGGTGGAACGGCGGGCAGCATGAGGATCCACGAGATCACGTTTGATTGGCCAAAGCTGCCACTCTCGCTGAACTACCGGCTGCACCGCATGGTGGAGTCGAACGAGACGAAGCGGATCCGCAAAGCCGCTGAGGCTTGGGCGCGCACGCTACCCAGCATGGAACGGTGCGTGGTCGAACTCGAATGGTTCGTGAACACACGCCATCGACGTGACGATGAGAACCCGGTCGCGACGTTGAAGCCGTTCTGTGACGGCCTCGTGGACGGCGGACTCGTGCCTGATGACACGGCGGAGTTTATGGTGAAGCTGATGCCACGCCCCACATACCGACCCAAAAAGGAAGGTGCTGGGTGCGTGGTGTTCCGTGTCACTGAGATACCGCCCGCGTTCCGGCCTGACACCGTGCAGGCCATTTTTGACCGACTCAAACAGGAAGAAGAAAACGAATGAGCAAAGCAAACTTTGTGATCGAAGGGTTCGCTGCAGAACCGAAGCAGCGAGTCTCGCAGTCAGGGAAGCAGATGCTCGACATCTCAGTCGCGCATTCGCCACGAAAGTTCAACAAGCAGACGAACCAGTGGGAAGACGTGACCGACCGTGAGGGAAACAAAGTCACGCTGTGGGCGCGCGCCACGTTCTTCGACGACATGGCAGCGTTCCTCGCAACCCAAGTCACGAAGGGAACACTGGTGCGTTTGGAAGGCGAACCACGCTTGAACGTGTACGAGGACGGCGGCGGACGCCCTGCCGCAAACATTGAGATCCAGTTCGCATCACTCGCGGTCGTGCCTTTGAAGCCGCGCCAGGACGCAGGCCACGGCGGGTTTAGCGCTGGATCAGGTGCCGGAATGAATGGTTGGGTGCAACCAGGCGTAAACGGCGCTCAAAACGGATTCCAGGACAGCGGCGGATTTGACGATCAGCAGCCGTTTTAGGGGTGAATTAGACGCTGGAAATTTAAGCAATTTTTCAGCCATCTTTATTAGCACTCTCAGGTGCAGAGTGCTAATCTGAACTCACTTGAGTCACCGAAGCTCAAGTTTCATATCGGAAGGAGATTGATTCATTATGTCCATGTCTTTTGATCCTTTTGCCGAGATGGAACGCATCGCCAACGGCATGCTCCAGCGCTCCTCAACCCGCGTAATGCCGGTTGACCTATACCGAGACAGCAACCGGTACGTGCTCAACGCCGATCTGCCCGGTATGGATCCAGGCTCCATCGATGTTGATGTAGACGGTCAGGTGCTCACAATCCGAGCGAACCGAACCACAGCGAATGTCGATGGCGTCAAATGGCTCTCCCAAGAGCGGCCATCCGGTGGCTACGTGCGCCAGTTCAGTATCGGCGAAGGGGTTGACTCCAGCGCGATCTCTGCCTCTTACGACAATGGCGTACTCAGCCTCATCATTCCAATGAGTGAGAAGGCGAAGCCCCGCAAGATCGAGGTCCAATCAAATGCGAAAGCTGATGCCGGACGAAAGGAGCTTGTATCTTAAGTAACCATTCGAATCCATATCGAACGCTCTCCTAAGGCAGTAAAGGTGGGGTCCCTGCTCGGGGCCCCACCTTTGTTTTAGCCAGTCAAGCAGAAGTAAACCGCTCTTTACTGACTGTCAACCCCGCTCAATTAGGCGGGGTTTTCTTATACCCAGAGGGGCTGGCCTTGCGATCAGCCCCTCTTAACTTGAAGCGAACAGACTTCGAACGTGACCACACAAGCGGATTGAAAAGCTTCCAACCGAATTTGTCGTAGTAGGGCCAACTTCTCTTTGGGTAGGACTTCCAACGGCACGGGCTACGAGGCGCGTAGTACGTCACTTCATACCCACGCGTCAAGCGGAATTTCTCGTGCTCATCGCCAAAGTTTGCAGGGAATGGGAACAGTGCTCCTTCGCCCGCAGCAAGCGTCATTGGAAGAGTGAAACCGCCAGCTGGTTCTACTACTGTCCCGACCTTGCCAGATGGGTTTCTGACGGATATCCCCTCTGCACGTATTCCGACATGAGTGACTAGTGTTCCTTTTCGCCCAACGTTGTATAGAGCCAAAACGTCACCGACATACACATCCTTTCCGTGGCGTGGCTCGAACCGGCGTTGCACGGTAAGCACAATCTTTGGCCTTGCTGAAACCGTGTAGAGCAGCGCGGACAGAGATACGACGAGCAGCCCGATGCTGACGAGAACTGCCTCTGACAGTTCGATCTCAACTTCGCCAATTGTGAAATCCATTCCCGAACTCTATCCAAGATTGGAGGTTGCTTTGGCGACCCTAGAAAGTTTCAGTCAGTCTCCAAATCGCAGTGAGTATCGGCCGCATGACCTGTCTCGCGAGTTTGAACGTCAGGCCGAGCTGATTGGTCCCGCTGACGAGCTCGCGGCGATGATCCCTCCTGTGTGCGCGGCATGCGGGCAAACAATTGAAAGGAAGAATCCATGACGAATGAAGAACTGATCTCGCGGGCTCGGAGAGTAGTCGAAATGGATGACTTGGAGCGGAACCGGTACGGGAAAGCGATGGCACCAGCTCAGAGTCATGCGCATTTGTTGTTGGTGCAGCTTGCGGACGCGCTAGAAGCCTTAACCGTGGCTGCTGGCGCCGCACCAGCAAAACCCAAAGACCTGTAAATGATGCACTTCTGGCTGGTGGAACCGGTAGGTGAGCCCTACTGGCTCCTGTACTTCGCAGCGTTCTTCGCGCGCACTCGACGACCAATGATGTCACCTGCAAGCCACATGACTGCACCAGCAACAAGAACAATGCCACCAATCCCAAACATCATTTCCATACGAAACACGGTAACAGGAGAACAAGAGCAATGACCGAATATCCAACACCTGAACAGGTAGAAGCCGCCGCGGAGATTATTTGGAGATGCGGTCGATGGCTGCGGCAACCCTGGGAACAGGTTCCTGAACCTGAGAAGCATCGGCAGCGGGCAGTAGCTCAAGCCGCTCTCGTGGCTGCTGCTGGTGTCGCACCACAAGCTTCGAGTGACCATGCAGCGCTTGCCAGCGAGGTCTTGAAGCTGGCAATAAAGCGTCGCAGCAAGGGTGACCAGTACGCCCGGTATCCAGAATACGTCTGCTTCTCGGATCGCTACTACGCAGAAGCTGAGGTCATGCGCCAGGCATCGGTAGCTCTCGCCGCCCCGGTGCAGGTGGATGAAGCGAAGCTCGCAGAGCTCATTGCGAAGGCAAGCATGAAATACAACCTGAGTGACCGGAGCGGTGAGAGTCACGCCTGCGGAGCACCGGACTATCGAAGTGCTTACATCGCCCACGATGTCGCTGAGTGGCTGCGAGGTGGCGCGCAGTGAGTCCGTTACCAAACACCCCGAGACGAGCTTGCGAACAATGCAAGCGGCGCATGGAACCGCGCAAGAGCGAGTCCAAGTACGGCTATCAGCGCCGCCGGTTCTGTGGCGACCGATGCGCTGACACTTGGACACGCAACAACCGTGGCGGCGAGATTTCAAAGCTCGGACGCCTCATGTGGAAAGGAGTAAGCCGATGACTGAGATTGATGTTGCCAAGCTGCGACCGCTGCTCGCAAACAGCTGCGACGAGCAAGCTCACGCCACCATGAACCGAAATCTCAACCGAGTGGTTGAGATCAACGTAAGGCTGGTCAACGACTTAGTGGCTGTGCGAGACGAGCGCGACGAAACTATCGCGTGTGCTGAGCGTGCTGAGGCAGCGATAGAACGAGTACGGGCGCTGCACAAGCCGGTGATGAAGCACTTCATTGCGTGGTGCCCTACTTGCAATGTGATCGTCGAAAGCGAGGAATGCCAGACCGTGCTTGCGCTCGCTGCTCTCGATACAAGTAAGGAGAAGAACGATGAGTGAGCCACAGCAAATTCAGCAAATCGCGATCCACGAGTTCAACAGCCAAGCGCCAGTGCTGCACCCGTGCCAGTACGGCAATCACCGGTGGGCTTGGCTCAACGCTGGCGGTCAGGCATGTGGGATTTGCGGGGTGCCGCGATGACTGTTGATATTCGAGCCGCAGCGGAAGCAGAGAGCGACCGCCGCTACGCAGAGACGCCATTCGCGCCCGAGAACGAGCTGATCGCAGACGCGTTTGTCGCCGGTGCCGTGTGGGCGCAAGCACAGCTCACACCCACACGAGAACAGATCGCAGAAGTGCTTTCACAGAGCCGCCAAGAGAAGTACCAGCCCGGCGACCGGCTGCGCGTATCAAGTCACGATCTCCAGGCAGCCGACGCGGTACTGGGGTTACTGCAGGATCTCATGGAGGGGTGGTTCGGCGTTCCAGATAGGACTAAAGGTGCGCCGTAAATGGCTCAGCCTTGATTCTGGGTGTCGAGCTGGCTCACTAACGAGTCGACTGCTGCTGCTAGAAATTGGATCGCATCATGGAGTTGCTTCGACTCATCGCTTTCATGATATTTGTTCCCCTTGAGGTGTCGGTAACGCTTGAGGTGGTTCTGCACCTCAACCAAGCTTGCTGCGGACTGGGTGGTGTCGATCAAGTTCAATCTGTCTCCTTGACAGGGGCGGCTCAGGATAGGCGGTGCCGCCGAAACAAAAGTGCGTATCCTATCACCAAGTATATCACGTTCGCAAGTTGTAAATTTTGCCCCGCCGCGTGCGGGGTTTTTCTATACCTACAGGAAGGGGAAACCCAATGCGGGAGACCGTTATTCGATGCGGAGGCGGGTGCGGGAGTGAACTCGTAACCACAGACCCGGTAAACCACCGCGCAGCCTATTTGTGTCCCAGATGCCTGGCAGCTGAGACGGGACGACCCACGAAAGGGGAACATGGAAACCACTGAACGAGCTGTAACCCGGCTCACAACAACACACACCGAGTACGAGGGTGGCCGAGCGGTAGAACGCGCACCACTGCTCTTCGAACTCTCCGAGTGCGCTTCAGCACAAGACGGACGGGGGAGCGGATCTGGTGGTGCCGGCATCCCAATCAACCTTGCCGTGATCGCATTGCAGGATCGCATTAGCGGGAAGCTGAAGCAGATGCGTGAAGCACTCAACCTGCCTCCACGCGCTGGCGTACTCGAAAGTACTGCCGAGGTGTGGGCGTGCGCGAAAGTGGAACGATCGGGTGGACGCATCGACGACCACGCGTGGGAACGCTTCGAAGCAGAGTTCCCTGACTGGGTTCGACGCATCACAGAAGAAGTGAGCCCGCCAGCCTCCACCGAGATCATCACCCCATGCCCAGAGTGCGGCGAGACGCGCGCATTCCTGCGAGGCGACACAGTAACCGCTGTGGTCGTGAAATGGTACCCGGACGAACTCGACCGAGCACCAGTAGCGAAGTGCCGTTTCTGCGATCACCAATGGGTTGGATGGGGTGCCATGAAATTCAACCTTGGTGCGGTGAATGAGGACGTGCTTTCGACACTCGGAATCGACGTAAATGCGTTCGTCGCGTAAAAGTCTGCTACGGTAGTAGCAGTTCGGACGATTGTGTCCAAAATCAGCCACTCTCTTGCAGGGTGGCTTTCGTGGTTCTAGGGGCGGCTCTGCATGTTCGGCAGACCGCCCCTAGTCATGTCTTCCGCGATGCTTCATGCTTTGTTCGGATCGGTCAGTCGTGCCGAAGGAAGAAAACGACACTCTCGCGGTGGATCGGAGAGACGTGGTGCGTTCGAAAGTCGTTGCGCGCAAACGAACGCACCACGCACCGCAGAAAAAGCTGGCAAACACCGAGGCCAAAAGGCGCCCAAGTGCTTACTGAGCGCCGAGGATCATCTTTGCTACTTCCAGCGCTGCGGCGCCATCAAGCTCTGGAAGGTTTTCCCACCTGCCCCCAGAAACTGTGACCTCAACACCTGGAACCCAGATAGTCGTGCCAATGACAGCTGACAAACCAATGTCGACAGTCATCGAGTAGGCCTGTCCGCCGTTCTCCTTGACCCAATCGTCACTGATGGCCTCGTAGCCGCCCATATTCTCAAGTGGGCTGTAATCGGGCCGCTCGGTAACCTTCGACAGGTTTACCTCGATGGAGCGTGCATTTTCTGGAGTGACTTCCTCAGGCGGAGTGTTCCAGCCGCATTGAACAGCATCTTCTGAAACGTTGTTCCAATCGTATGGAACGAACCCTTCGGTCCACGTCTCAACGAAAGGCTTAATGTCGTCGCATGACTTGATGTCAGCGAATGAGAATTCATCAGAAGAGTTGTCCTGGTTTGCTGAAGTCTGTTCTTCAGCTACTGAAGTTTCCTTGGCGTCAGTGGCGGAGCAGCCTGTCAGAAGGAGTCCAAACGTGCTAGCTGCAACAAGTATTGAAAATTTTCTCATGGCACAAGCATAGGATGCGGCATGCTGAACCCCAACTGCCTTGTGAACAAATCCAGTCGAACACCGAGACATAAACTTCCCGGCCATCGCGTCGGATCATTCTTCCCTGTGTCTGCATCATCACCAACATCAACGCCACAAGGCAATGTCGGTGGCACAATTCACACACTGGATGCCAGGCACAGGGAACCCCACCACCACGGAGGCGCACGCTATGGGCTGGAAGCACCAATGCACCTGTCCAGGCAACTTCCGAATCTGGCTCCGACAAGCACGCTCAGGCGCGATCTGGTCTTGTCGTTGCGGATCCTTCTGGGAGCTCCGCCGACGATCACTCATCCCGGGACACTCGCACTGGGAATGGACGCTCATTCACGATGAACCAGAGGATCCGCAACCAGAAGGCGCACACGCGCAGGTTGAACTATCTCACCCGGACACCGTGCGCGATGACAGCGAACGACGCTTGCCAGACATCCAGCTTGGATTTCAGAGGGAGCCATGATGAGCCGTGACACCTACGACCTCGACTACATCTGCGGAGACTGCGGACGCGACGACCACACCAGCCTCAGCGCAATGATGCACTGCAACTGTGACAGGTACGACCGCAACGGATACGAGAAGGAGACCGCATGAATAAGTATGCAGCGCGAGGCTTGGCTGAATCAGCGGAGTCTGGTCGAAAGATCCTTGTCATCACAGAGCGTGCAGCGACGATCCCATACGCGTTAAATCTTCTCTGCGACTACGACCGCAACATCAAAGCGGTAACCAGCACCAACGGGATGCAGAGCATCTCGTACCACTCCGGCGGGCGCATAGAGTTCCGGTCTTACGGCTCGAGCGGCCATCGTGGGGTGAGTGCTGACACGGTATTTCTTGATGCTGGCGTTGACCGCTTGGTGAGCGCATTAGACCTGCAAAGCCTGCGCAGCTGCGTGGCTGCCAGCCCCACAGGTGAAGTGATCCGGGCGTAAGCGTTTAGAACAGGATGGCCGACAATGTTTATCAAACCATCAACACATGCCGCTCGAAAGGGCACTAACGCAAGAGTGCTCGTGGAAACAAGCAGCTCTGTCCGACTCATGCCACATCCCGAAAACGATGATCCGTTTTTTGAAGAGGCGGCACTTCTCGCGCTCACAGAAGCAAATGAAAATGGGTTTCGGTCTGTGAGCTTTGACACCGTGCGTGAGCGCATTCGCTTCGAAGAAGCAGACTCAATCGAACTCATCGCGTTCAGTGGTGATGTGATCAGCAACATCCCTAGAACAGCGAGCATCGTGTACGCGTACGAGTGGACGTTCGATGTACACGAACCAACACAGCAGGGGATGCAGCATGAAGATCCCGCTCAACAGTAACGGGCACCGCCGACGGGAACTCCGCTCACGAGTACTGGCAGAAGAAACCCACTGCGCACTGTGTGACAAGCCCGTCGACAAGACACTCAAGTACACGCCAGGACAACACGGACCCAAGTGCTCACGCACCGACTGCCAAGGCTGCAGCCCACACCCGATGAGCCCAGAAGTCGATGAAGACATCCCACGCTCACGAGGCGGATCCCCATACCAACGAAGCAACTGCCGACTCATGCACCGCAAATGCAACAACTGGAAAGACCGCATGACCATCGCAGAAGCACGAGCCAAACTCCACGGCACCACACAAGCCCCGGCACCAAGGCCGCGACCACTCGGAAACTACTAACCCGGTACCCACCCCCTCCCACCCCCGGCACGGTTCACCCCCGGCATAGTGCCTAAATCTCCCCACATTTTTCCACACGAGCCGGACACCAAAACACTGTGCATCCTTTGAGGGAGTAAGGCGAGACGGGGATTGTATCTGCCTGTGTGAAAGCCCAGGGAGGTGACTGTTCTGTCGAAGATCACATGCCGAAAGTGTGGCAACCGATTCGAAGGTGATCGTCGCCGCAAGTACTGCAATTCCTGCCGGCAGCCACAGAAGCCGGTCGCCGTTGAAGCGCCGGCCTCCGCGCCGGTTGAACCTGCCCAAGAGTTTGGCCCGCGAAAACTCTCACTGAACATGGCGTACGAGATTGGTACTCCACTCGAACAGAGCCTCGCGCTGCGAACTCATCTTGTCGAGCTGATGGGAGATGCGAGCCCTCGTGACGCTGCAGCGCTCTCGCGGCAGATCCGCGATGTAAGCGCTGAGATCGTCGCTCTAGAGGCGAAGGAGCGTGAGGAAGCTGAAGACGCAGCAAACACGCCAGACGAAGCCTGGAACGAAGAAGCTATCTGAGATCGCCAAGCACTTGGTGCTGCCTGATGGCATCGTGACGACCGGCTGGCCTGCGGTGCGCGACCAGTGCGCAAAAATGGGTGTCTTCCATGATGAATGGCAAGCCGGACTCGGGCGAGCAATGCTCGCAAAGACCAGCGACGGAACCTACGCCGCCGGCATCGGCGGAGTAATCATCTCGATCTGTCGACAAGTAGGCAAGACCTTCACCATCGGCTCAATCATCTTCGCGCTGTGCATCATCTTCCCAAACCTCACCGTGCTCTGGACCGCGCACCACTCACGCACTTCAGATGAAACCTTCGAATCACTACAGTCCTTCGCAAAGAAACTGAAAGTCGCGCCACACATCGCGGCTATCCGACGCGCAAACGGACAACAACAGATCGTGTTCACCAACGGTTCACGCATCATGTTCGGCGCCCGCGAGAACGGATTCGGACGAGGCTTCGCAGATGTCGACATGGTCGTCATGGATGAGGCACAGATCCTCACCAACAAAGCACTCGAAGACATGGTGCCAGCAACCAGCGCCGCAAAGAACCCGCTCATCATCCTGATGGGCACCCCGCCAAGGCCAGTCGACCCCGGCGAAGCGTTCCGCACACGACGCAACGAAGCCCTCAACATCAAGAAACAGCGCCTCAGCAACGAGCCCATCGAATCCGACATGCTCTACATCGAGATGGGCGCCGACCCAGACGCAAAACTCGATGACTGGACACAGATCGCAAAAGCAAACCCGTCATTCCCACACCGCGTATCGAAGAAATCGATCCTGCGAGTGAAGAAAAACCTTGCCGACGACGACTCTTACCGTCGAGAAGGACTCGGCATATGGGACGACGACCGGGACCTCGCACGAGCCATTCCAGAAGCGCTCTGGGCGAAGACCGCTACAGACACCGCCCTCGCAGGGGCACCAACGTACGGAATCGCATTCTCCGCAAACGGCATGCGAATGGCTCTCGGTGCAGCAATTATTGACGGCGATGACGCGTTCGCGGAACTGCTTGACGCGGATGAGGGTGCGCTTGATGACGGCATGCAGGCGCTCGCTAAGTGGTTTGCGGAGACAGATAACAACGGTATTGCCAGGTGGCGTCGGTCTCGCGGCATCGTGGTTTCTGGCAGTTCGCACACGCCAACATTCGTGGAGATGTTGCGGCGGCAGAAAGTGTCTCCGAAATGGATCATCACACCGAACACGCCTCAGGTGCTTGCCGCTGCGCAGATGCTCGACAACGAACTCAAAGCCGAAACTGTCACTCACCCAGAGAAAGATCAGGAACGGCTTGACGCGTCTGCGGAGATCGTGAAGAAAGCACCTCGAGGCAAGGACGGCGCTTGGGCATGGGATTCAAGCACTTCTGATGGTGATGAGACACCGATTGAAGCAATCAGTTTCGCGCTCTATGGAGCAAGAACAAGCAAGCTGTCTGGCGCGGTGCCGGCGGCGAAGAAGGGAGGGACGATTCTGTGACTACTTCATGGATGCCTTCTATCGATGTTGGCGCTGACACGAATCTTCTGCGCACGCTGCTAGCGACGTGGAAGAAGCGACAACGCATGAACATGCGACGTTCGCTTTACTATGACGGTGAAGCAGCTCTTAAAGACTTCGGGATCTCGCTGCCACCTCAGATGCGCAACGTCTCAGCGGCTCTTGGATGGATCGGTAAGGGGACACGCGCCCTCACAAACCGCTCTGAGTTCGCAGGCTTCGTGACGACATCAGGATCTAGCGATCCACTCGACATCGGTCAACTGATGTGGGACAACCAGTTTCAGACAGAGTTCCCAGCATCGTGCATCTCGTCAGCGATGCACGGCTGCAGCTTCATCACAGTTACAAACGGCGACCTCGACGCTGGTGAACCAGACGTTCTGATGACGATGCGCAGCGCAGAAAGCTCAGCGGCGATCTGGGACAACCGCCGCCGAGCGGTTGGCGGTTTCTTGTCAATCATCGCCACCGGCGAAGACCGAAACCCCACTTCAATGGTGCTGTACACGGCAGAGCACGTTCGAGTCATCGAGCGAACTGCTGGCGCGTGGAAGAGCTATGCGATCCCTCACCATATGGGTGAGGTTCCTGCGTATCAACTTGTCCATAACTATGAACTTCGACGGCCGCTTGGAAAGTCGCGGATCTCACGAGCCGCAATGTACTTCTCTGATGCAGCACTTCGAACGATCGTGCGCTCTGAGGTGTCAGCGGAGTTTTACAGTGCACCAGAGTACTGGCTGTTTGGTTCAGCGGTTGAGAGCTTCATCGGCGATAACAAGTGGTCGGCGATCATGGGGCGCATTAAAGCAAAAGACATTGACACCGTTGCTGACGAGAAACCGCCAGAGCTTCAACGTTTCACTGGTGCCTCGCCTCAGCCGCATACTGATCAGTTGCGGATGTGGGCTGCCCAGTTCGCCGATGAGATGGACTTGGACGTACGGTTTGCTGACGCAGCGAACCCGTCATCAGCTGAGGCGATCTTTGCGGCCAAGGAGTCACTCATCACCGACACCAAGACCGCGAATCGCAGTTGGGGTTTTGGCGCAGTGCGAGCAATGAACGCTGCTATCCGTCTTCGAGATGGGCGTGATGTCGATAGCGACGAGATGCGCTCTCTACGCGCGCAGTTCACTGACCCAGTACTTGTGTCGCCAAGCGCGCGAGCAGACGCGTTCTCTAAGTTCGCAGCAAATATCCCGGGCTTTGCTGAGTCCGAGGTTGGGCTGGAATATGGCGGCCTGAGTCCCGAACAGATCTTGCGATTCCAGGCAGAACAGTCACGAGCACGTGGCGCCAACGTTCTTGACCGTGCATTGGAGCTCAACGCGCAAACTGGCGATGAAACGAATGTTGTGTTCCTGAATGAAGCAGACGAAGCAAGAGCCAAGAAAGCAAAGTTCGACGCGCTTGGCGTTGCAATTCGAGCTGGTGTTGATCCTGAGAACGCGGCTGAACAAGTAGGACTTACGGGCCTCAAATTCACTGGTGCTACGCCGGTCGCGTTGCGTCTTCCCAAAGAGGATGCAGCAGCGTTCGAACAGTAGCCATCGAGAAGGGGTGAGCTTGTGGACCACATCAGCAAGCTCACCCGCTCTCAGCAGCGTATTGCTCATCTCGCGAAAGCTGCACTTGACGATCTGTGGCGAAAGTATTCGACGCTTCCGCCACAACAGTTCCAAGATCTTCTGCTCGAGCTGTTGCCAGCTCTCGTCGACGACTACGGAAAAGCTGCTGGCTCAGCTGCCGCACAGTGGTACGAAGAGACCAGAGCCGCAGTGTTGAATAGTGAGTTTCGTTCTCGCACACAGACTGCGAACCTAGATGCGGTGCGTGGATCTGTCCGCTGGGCTGGCGGAGATCTCTTCGGGAAACGACGAGACCTCAATCTTGCACATGACAAGATGAGCGCAATCGTGCAACGGCATGTCCGTGGTGCTGGGCGGGATACGGTTCTCGACAGCATCAAGCGGGACCCGGCCAAACCACGCTGGGCCCGTCGAATGCAGGGTCGAGAAACGTGCGGCTGGTGTCGTATGCTCGCGTCGCGCGGCTTCATCTACAAGACAGAAGAAACCGCCGGAACAGCGCACGCCTGGGGCCATGACCGTTGCGACTGTGAAGCCGTGCCGGACTTCTCATTCACCGAAGAACAGTTCACCGCACAAAACGTGGAGGTCGACCATCTGTACAACCAGTACCTAGATGTACGTTCTCGGATCGACTCACTCGCGCCCACAGATGCCGAGATCGTTGCCGAGTGGGATCGATCGATGGTGAATTACCGCGAAGTTCGTAAACAGCTCTCGAAAGAACGAAACGGCGCAACCTTGGACGGGACGCTGCAGCAACGAGACTGGGATCGGCGTCGACTTGAAGTGCTTACTCGACTCGAACGTGAGTTCCCCGATGGGTACATCGGCACCAGGCGCTTGCCTCCAAGAAATCCAGCTCAGGCCCCTGCAGGCTGGCCTTCAGATCTTCCGATGCTCCGTGCGAAGGAGTGGAACCACGCTCTGTACGGCGAAAACCTGGCAGGTGGCCATCTGTATGGCTACGGCTGGATTAACGACCGCCCAGAGTTTGATGCGACGCACACGCTGGAATGGCTTGTAGCCGCGGCTGCGAAGGTGACGCGAGACGGCATGCCAGTTCAAGGAAGCAAGCGGCTCGAAGGCGTCGTTGATGGTGTCACGGTGCACGTCTCGGTCGCTGTGAGGCGAGGCGTTGCTCGCGTAACCAGTATCTTCCCGAAGACGTAGGAGCGGCGTATCATGGTGGGCATGGATCTGTTGGAAGGTGTCACCCGCGAATTTGTCGCGGCCCTTCGCGGCGCCGGAAAATCTAGTGATAGGTTGCTCTTCGAAATCGAGGACACGTTGCGCTTGACTGGCTCAGGCGGGGCGCTTCCTATGGCAATAAGTGAAGCCATCGAGCGACACGTCGTTATCTCTGAGCCAGTTCTTGATGAGCTCGAACGGTTCGGACTTGAAGCCTCTGATGCAGAAATCATCGAAGACGTTGCGGACCTTCGCAAGACGGCAGCTTTGCTTACCCATTAGGCCACTACTTACTCAACCCTGCCCCATCTCTGGTGCAGGGTTTTTCTTTGCCCAGAATCAGGGCACCTAGACCACAAGGCGATCCTCACGGGTCGCCTTTTCTGTTTCCACGGTTTCTTCCGTGGCCGTACGCGACGGTTTCGCGGTAACAGGGCGCACGGCCCGAAAACGGATCAAGGAGGCTCCATGCCGGAGCAGACGGCCCCTACTACGGGCACGGAAGAAACACAGAACGAGCAGATCGACAAGGTCGACGAGTCGAAGGAGTTCCAGGCGATCACATCGCAGGAAGGCTTCGACCGCGCGATTCAGTCACGTCTTGCTCGGGAGCGCGCAAAGTTCCCTGACTACGACAAGTTCAAGGCAGACGCCGAGAAGCTACGCGCAGTTGAGGAAGCGAACAAGACGGAAGAGCAGAAGCGCCAGGAACAGAATGCTGCACGTGATCGTGAGCTGGCAGAGCTTAAGGCGGAAAAGCTGCGTTCGGCTGTTGCTGCGGAGAAGTCGGATTCCTCGAAGGGGATCACGGTTCCAGCGAATCTGCTGACCGGATCCACTCGAGAGGAACTCGAGGCCTCAGCAGACGCGCTCATCGCATTCAAGGGCGAGGCAGTAACGCGACAGCGCGTTGTTGTCCCGCGCGAAGGTGACGCGCCAGCAAACGCTGGCGTGAACGAGGCCGATCAGGCAATTCTGACTGGCCTTTTCGGAAACAAGAACTAGGAGGCAGGCATGACTGCAACTGCACTTACCTCGGGGGCGGTAAATGTCCCCATTCAGAAGCTCGACGCATGGCTTGGCAAGGTTCAGGCTGGCTCGAGCATCGCCGCACTCTCGGGTGCAATCCCGATGAAGTTCGGCAAGGGCGAAGCAATGGTCTTCGATATTGGCGAGGCCGAGTACGTTGGCGAAGGCCAGGCCAAGGGTGGAACTGAGGTGAAGGACAAGGTTCAGAAGACCGACCCCTTCAAGTTCCACAAGACAATCCGCATGAATGAAGAAGTGCTGTGGGCTGACGAGGATCATCAGCTCGCCACGGTCGAGCAGATCCTTGCTCAGTGCCAGCCAGCGCTTTCGCGTGCGCTGGACTTCGGTGTCTTCCATGGCATCAACCCGACCGGTGGTACTGCTGTCGCGGCGATGACGCAGAAGCTGGCAGCAACCACGTCAGTCGTCACTCAGACGGTTGGCGGAAAGCCATATGAAGCGCTTGACGCGGCGGATGCACTTGTACTTGCGAACGGATTCGTGCCAAGTGATGTTGCGCTTGACCCGACTTTCGCTGCGCAGTTCTCGACGATGCGTGGCAAGAACTCGGAGCAGAAGCTCTACCCCGGGTTCAAGCTCACCACGGACGTGTCCGAGCTTGACGGACACCGAGCATCGGTAAGCCGCACCGTTGGTGCCAACAAGATTGCTGCAGTGGACACTGACATTCTTGGAGTTGTCGGCGACTTCTCGGCAGTGCGCTGGGGTATTCAGGAGCAGATCGGACTGGAACTCATCAAGTATGGCGATCCTGACGGTCTGGGTGACCTGAAGCGCTTCAACCAGGTAGCTTTCCGAGTCGAGGTCGTATACGGCTGGGGCGTTGCTGATCTTGATGCGTTCTCGCTGATCAAGAAGGGCGACTAAGCATCATGGATCTCCGAAACAGTGTTACTGGTGTTCTGGTCTCAGTGAGCGATGACACGGCAGCAGCACTCGGGCACGAATGGGTGCCTGCTGAAGAGCACAAGCCGAAGGCGGCAGCAAAGCGTGGCCGCGGAAAGACCAAGCCGGAACCTACCTCAGAGCCAGCAGCAGCTGACACAGCCGCCGATTCAGAAGAGGCAGCTGAGACTGCTGATTCAGAAGAGTCTGAGACTGGCATCGAAGAGTAACCGCATCGTGAGGGGTCGCGTTTCAAACGCGACCCCTCACTGCCTTAAGGAGATGCAATGTCTTGGGCAGAACCAAATGATCTCATCGACTCTTGGATAGGCGAGAATCCACCAACTGACACCAATAAGGTGCAGATCTGGTTGGACAAAGCTGAACGAGAGATCCGACGACAGGTGCCAGACATCCAAGCTCGCATCAACGCTGAGGCAGCAGAGGATCCTTCGCGGGAAGACCTGCTGGCTGATGCAATCGATGTCGCAGTGGAGATGGTCACTCGGGTGTTTCTGAATCCCGAACGTACGCGGTCAGTATCCGAGAACATCGGCACTGGCCCAATGTCTGAGGGACGAACAATCACTCACGGCGGCGACAACCCGGGCAAGCTGTACTTGGCAGCTGAAGAGCTCGCAAAGCTGAAGCCACAGTTCAAGCGAGGAACCGCTTTCGAGATTGACCTGATGCCAGCAAGAAGCCAAGGTGCAGACTCATGGCCGCTCTGACACGGGAAATCACCGAAACTGTTCAGCGTTACCCATACACCGGTGATGGCGAAGACACTCAAGGAAACCAAATTGAAGAGTTTGGTGATGCCGTAGAAATTGGCATCTACGCCTTTGACCCTGGTGGCTCCAAGGAACCCGGCACCGGTGGACGAGATGCTGTCGTGTCTGAGCCAACCATTTACCTACCGTTCGGCTCACCTTTCAAAGCGCATGACGAATGCGATGTGCGAGGACACCGGTACTCGGTAGAAGGCGAACCGGCTCAGTGGGTTCACCCGCGACGTGGGCCACAAGGCGATGTAGTCAAGCTGCGGAGGGTCAATGGGTGACATCTATTTTGACCCTGCAGAAGATCTGTGGGTGGCATACCTGAAACGTGAGCAGAAGGCTCCTGTTTCGACGAATGTCCCGAAAGAACGGCCTACACGCTTCATCCAGGTGGAGCGCACCGGTGGCGCTTCTGGCCTATCGATCGATCCTGCTCTGATGATGTTCCTGTGTTGGGCGGAGTCACGCGCGGCAGCTGCAGCGTTTGCTGCTGAGGTACTGCACGTCGTGCAGCGCGCCGGTCGTCCTGGTGGTATCGCCGCGAACCGAGTTCGTGTCGTGTCTTCTCCGCTGTACCGGCCAGATCCGTTGTCTGGAGCTGACCGGTATCAATTCACTATTCAGTCCCGCTTGCGCGGGAAGAACCTGACCCCCTCACCGTAGGGGGTCTTTTGTTTGAAGGGAGCGACACATGACCAAGGTTGTGATCGCAAACGGGTGGACTGACCATAACGGCCAGTACCACAAGCCAGGTGCGGTTGTCGAAGTGACGCCGAGTGTCTGGCGTGACCTCGATCATCGTGGCAAGGCGCGTCTTGCGCCTGCTGATGAGAAGTCCAAGACCGAGTCACCAAAGCCCGCAATCGCGGAGAAGGAGGCCAAGAAGAATGGCAACTAATAGCAGCAACATGCGCGAGTGGAACGCCGAAGCTTGCGGCATCTATATCGCGCCGAAGGGAACCACGCTTCCCACTGACTCGTTCGAGATCCCTGCGGACTTCCTTGAGTTCGGTCTCATCTCTGAGGGCGGCCTCGAAGAGAGCGTCGAGGTCGAGTCGAAGGAGACGAAGGCTTGGCAGGGCGCCAAGATCGTGAAGCTCCGCAACACATCGACCAAGAAGTCGCACAAGTTCGCGGCGCTCGAAGACAACATCATCGTGACCGAGAATTACTACGGCCACGGCAAGCCCGTCCTCGTCGGTGAGGAGGACAAGAAGATCGCCCGCATCGACATGCCTTCTTCGATCCCGACGATTGAGCGAGTGCTCATCATCAAGCTTGTCGACAACGCTGGCCACACGCGCATGAAGTGCATCGAGCTTGCCGCTGTTGCTGAGCGTGGAACGTATGTCGCGAACATTGAAGATGATCCTGTCTACGAGTTCACGTACACCGAGACTGGCGAGAGCTACTGGCTGTCGAACGAGCCGGAGTTCCTCGAGGCTGCGGCCTAACTAGACCGGTTGGGGTGCGTGGTGACTCCGCGCCCCAACCACACCTTCTGAGTCACACACAATCTTTTACGAAATGGAGTCACCATGACTGAGAACACCAACACCACTGCACCTGTCGCGATGATGAGCGACGCTGACCTTGATGCTGCGATTGCGGCACGCAATGCTGCGAAGGCAGAAGAGCGCGCTGCGAGCACTCGTGAGCTGTCGCCGCGCAAGCCTGACGATCATCAGCCAAAGAACGGGCACATGATCTCGTTCGAGTTCCGCGGTCAGGCCTTCGAAGTCGATGCGCGTTACGCTCGCGACATTCGCACTGGCATGCAGTTCAAGAATGGCGACATCGATGTCGCGATCTCACGCATGATCGGCAAGCAGGGCTTTGAAGACCTGCTGACCCTCATCGCTGATGAAGAAGGCTTCACCGATGGTGAAGACCTTGCCGCCTGGTTCGAGCTGTTCTTCGAGAAGGCTGGCGCAAAAAACTAATCCTGCTCGTCTCCCTGATCAAAGAGTGCCGCGACCGTGTTACCGCCGACCTGATGCGGTACTACGGCGTGCGCCTCTCTGACGTGGAGGCGGGCCGAGAAGACGCGCTCGAGGTCGCTCACATGCTTGTCCATGTGCCAGCAGGCAGTGCCGTATATGAGTGGGTTGGTGGTGCGCTCGCGATGACTGATGAAGTGGCAGCGATTCGTGAGCTCAACTTCACACTTGCTCAGGTGAACAGCTCGAAGAAGCTGACCAGGCCGGCACCGCCAGAGGGTATTCGTTCGCGCGAGCGTAAGCGCGCTCAGCTGTCGCGCAACGTGCAAGCATTCAAGAAACGGAGGGCGCAACGTGTCCAGCAAACCGCGAGTGAAGCTCAATCTGCGAGGCATCAACAAACTGTTGAAGTCAGCTCAACCAACGGTCGACAAGATCGGCCGTGAGATCGCTGCTGATGCCGATGGCAATTATGAGTACGTCTCAAACGAACACCGGTGGACTGGCCGTGGACACGTTCAAACCGCCGATGTTGAGACAGCGCGAAAAGACGCCCGCAACAACGAGCTTCTCAAAGCTCTCGGACGCAACATTCACTAAGGCATCCGAAGGAGGCCAAAGCGTATCGGATCAGTTGTAGGCAGGTGCAATGCTGGATGACTCGGCGCTCTCCCAGAAAGCTGCCGGGTCATCCTTCATATGCTGATCTGAGATTTCAGAAAGAGCTGCACCACTGAAGTTTGCGCTACCAACATGGTGTTCGCCGTTGATTGATCCCATGCATTGGATCGTGTTGTAGTCATACCAAGAGTCAGTTTTTTCCTTGGCAGCAAGGATTGCAACAACACACCCTTCTTGCAAGCTTGAGACAACGCCAGAGTTCGTCATGGCGTCTTCAACCGGGAAGTTCACTGAAACGAATTTCCGATCATCTGTACTCAAGTCGAGTACTTCGACATCGGCGGTCGTCAGCTCTTGCGCTTCTGCAGGTTGAGCTGCTTCCTGGCTGTCCGTGACAGGTTCTGGGGAAGAGCATCCAGTAAGCAGAAAAGCTGCTGACAATGTGGCAGCAGTTACCAAAAGTCGACGAGTGTTCATAGCCATAGAGCTGAGCATATCGGCTCCATAGATTTCTCCGCAGTCCTGCCGAATGGCGCGACCAGAACAGCCAACTAGCGGATGGCATTTTTCAACCACCAAACGCCTCACCTCTTTACAGATGTGGGGCGTTTTGCTGTCCCGGAGGCATTCATGGCTGCAAACGGAATCGAAGTCGCATCTGCGTATCTTTCTCTAATCGTGAAAGCGCCCGGTATCGGGAAAGAGATCAATAAGGCGGTTGGAGGGGTAGACACTTCTGCTGCTGGGAAGAGGATCGGCAAACAGATCTCTGACTCGGTCGGCGCATCATTGAAGAATCAGGTTGCGAAGAAATTCGCGGAGGCAACCGCTGCCGCATTTGATAAGCAAACCACCGCGGCCAAGAAACTTGCTGACGCAGAGCACGCCTTGGTGAAGGCACGCGCACAGCACGGAACAGCATCAGCCAAGGTCACAAGCGCCGAAGAGAAGCTCGAGAAGCTTCGTGCCAGTGGCAAGGCCAGCACTGGAGATCTTGAAAAAGCTGAGGCGGCTCTGGCGAAGGCGCAGGCTGATGCTGCCGGAACTAGCCGCTCAGTGGTTTCCGCACAGAACTCGGTTACTGAGGCTAAGCGAAATGCGACAGAAGCGTCAAAGGCATACACATCGGCGCTGGAGGCTGAGGGGTCCAAGAGCGCGCGAGCTCTCGAATGGCTCCCGCTCGCAAGCGCCCGCCTCGATGAGATCGGCAACAAATGGAAGAGTGCTGGCGCTCAGATTTCAGGCGTAGGCGACAGCATCACATCAAAGATCACTACACCTGTCCTGATCGCTGGAGGATCAGTAGCAGCACTCGTAGGCGCACTTGGATTCAAACGACTCGTTGGCATTGATACCGCCAGAGGCCAGTTCAAGGGTCTTGGCATGGACGCTGACGCGGTGATGAAGCAAGTCGATGCTGGAGTCACTAACACCTCACTGTCTATGGCAACTGGCGCTTCGCTGGCAGTCGGGATCTTGGCAACGGGATCCGTGCCACTACAGGGGTTGGAAGCTCAGCTCAAACGTGTCGCGAATGTAAGCGCCGCTTACAACGTGGAGAGCGAGCACGCCGGGTACCTACTGAACAACGTTCTCTCAAAGAACAAGGTGACCTACGGCGACCTGTCCCAGATGGTGCAGAACCAGATCCCGATCATCACTCAGCTTGCTGATCACTATGGCGTTGCGGCTGGCGAAATCGAAGGGATGGCCAACCGAGGCGAAATCTCCATTGAAGACTTCAACGCAGTCCTCGATAAGAACGCTGGAAAAGCAGCTGAATCGTACGCCGAGACATGGGCTGGTGTCACCTCAAACATCTTGTCAAACCTTGGCAAGATCGGCGCGAAGTTCATGGAGCCCACATTCGAGCTCATGAAAACCGAGGCAGCGAGCTTCCTGGACACGCTCAAATCGGAAGAATTCTCTAAGTTCGCCACAGACATCGGCAACCGGATCGCATCACTGGTGACCACAGTCGCAGGGAAAATCAAAGAACTGATCGGCTGGTGGAACGGGCTTTCTGAAGGGCAAAAGAAGTTCATCGGAGTTGCCGCCGGAGTACTTTTAGTGCTCGGCCCAGTGCTTTCAATCGTCGGAAAGATCATCACCGGCGTAGGCACTCTCATCCAGGTCACCAAACTCCTGCTGTTTCCACTGAAGGCACTACCCGCAGCGATTGGTGCGATCAAGCTTATGCAAGCAGGCTGGAACGCAGTAGCGCTCGGCGGCGCAGGCGTAACAAAAGCACTGACTGGCGCGACCAAAGGCCAGACGCTGGCCATGAAAGCTGGCGCAGTAGCCCAGAAGGTATTCAACGCTGCACTTTGGAAGAGCCCAATCACATGGGTTGTCGCAGGAATCGCTGCGCTAGTTGCCGGCCTGGTGTGGTTCTTCACCAAGACAGAACTCGGACGAAAGATCTGGGGCGAATTCACTCAGTTCTTGGGTGAAGCCTGGGACAACATCGTCAAGTTCACCACCGAGGCAGTACAAAACGTCGTGTCCTTCGTGAAGAACCACTGGGGACTTCTGCTCTCATTCATCATCGGGCCACTCGGCCTAGCCATCCAATGGGTTGTTGAACACTGGGGCGAGATCACCCAGTTCTTCACCGAAGCATGGGAAAACATCAAGATCGCGTTTACGAACGCGATCAACTTCCTCATACAGCTGTTCCTTGATTGGACGCCACTTGGCCTCATCATCAAGAACTGGGACGCAATTGCATCCTTCTTCTCTGATGTCTGGGACGAGATCACGCTGGTATTCAGCAAGGTCATCGAACTCATCACGTCATTCATCATGGAATGGACGCCGCTTGGTCTGATCATCAAGAACTGGGACTCGATCACCGCCTGGTTCAGCGAATTCTGGAACAAGATCACAACGTTCTTCTCAGACGCGCTCGCCGCAGTAGTGCAGCTGTTCCTGGACTGGACACCAATCGGGCAGATCATCCAAAACTGGGATGCAATCACCGCCTGGTTTGGTCAGTTCTGGGAAGGCGTTAAGAGCGTCTTCCAGACGGCCCTCGATTGGGTTGTGCAGATGTTCCTTGAGTGGACAGTCTTCGGGCAGATCATTCAGAACTGGGATGCGATCAAACAGTACTTCGTGGACCTGTGGACTTCGATCACTGAATGGGTGTTGCAGAAGATCACCGAGATTCAAACCATCATCGGTGTAGTCGGCACGTTCATTAGCCAGATCTGGACGAACATTTGGAACGGCATAAAGACGTTCTTTGCTGGCATCTGGAATGGCATCGTCACGCTGGTTACTTGGTACATCGAAGGCGTGAAGACGGGTATCTCAAACGGGATCAACTTCGTCAGCATGATCTGGACGAACGTCTGGAACGGGATCAAGAACACCCTCGCCAACGTGTGGAACGGCATTAAGTCGATCCTGGATGCACTGATCTCGTTCGTAAAAGACGGGCCAGTGAAAGCGTTTGAGCGTGCACGAGATGGTATTGGCAACGCTTGGAGCGCAATCCAGGATCTTTCTAAGAAGCCGGTGAAGTTCGTTGTTGAGACCGTGTTCAACGGTCTCATCGATGCGATCAACAAAATCCCTGGCGTGAACCTTCCGAAGCTCTCGCTTCCTAAGGGTTTTGCTCGTGGCGGCATCCTTCCGGGAATGTCACGCATGAGTGACGGGGATGACCAGTTGATCATGGCTCGCCGTGGCGAGGGAATGATGGTGTCCGAGGCGCTGCGTACTTCTGCAGACCGGTCGGCGTTCCTTGCAGCAAATGCTGCGGGGCGACGTGGAATCGGGTTCGCTTCGATGCTGCAAGGGCTCGCACGTGGCGGTCTGGTGCACCCGATGCCTGGCGCTGTCGTTACTGAAGAGTACGGCGGCTACCCGGGACATAGGGGCATCGACCTTGCATTGCCTCAGGGCACACCGATCCGCGCGGCCGCGTCAGGCACAGTCGACTTCTCTGGCTGGTACGGCGGCGGCGGCTGGATGGCTGGCCTGAACCACGGTCGAGGCCTGGGCACCCGCTACAAGCACATGATGTCACCGCCGATTGTGGCGGTCGGGCAGAAAGTCAAGCAGCGCCAGGTCATCGGCTACGAAGGCACCACTGGTGACTCGACCGGCCCTCACTTGCACTACGAGGTACTGAAGAACGGCGACCGGATCAATCCGCGCCCATACCTCGACGGTGCAGGGGACGCGGGAATGCTCGACATCTTCGAAGGCTTGAAAGGACTGCTCAAGGGGCAGTTCACGAAAGCCTTCCCAGGGTCGGAAATGTGGATCGATGCGGCCTGGGGGATCGGTGCTGATGGCATCGATCGAGCTATCAAATGGGGCAAATCGATGCTGCCTTGGGGCGGCGGAATTGCGCCGCTGCTGTATGACAACGGCGGGTTCCTCGACCCGGGTACGCACCTGGTGCAGAACAAGACACGACGCCCAGAACCCATTCTCACTGGATCTCAGTGGGATGACATTCGGGCAAGCCGTGACGGCGGCGGGCTGAGGTCTGGCGATCAGCTCGTGCTTCGTGTGGGCGAAGAGGAATTCGACGCATATGTCGAGCACAAGGCCGATTCGCGGATCCAGCGAGCAGGGCGACGAGATGCGGCGCGCATGCGGACGCGTCAAGGACTGAACTAGAAGGCTAGCAATGGCTGTATTCAACAAGACACTGTCAAGCGGGTACACGCTTCGTTTGACGGTTGTCGTTCAGTCTCAAAACGCGTCCGCACGCACCACCACCTACTCGTACTCGCTGCAACTGATCAAGAACAGCGGCTCGGGCAAATGGGCGAGCGGCACCGGCTACTGGTCGGTGCGCTCGCCACACTCGGCAGTTGTTTCGAGTGGGTCTATCAGCGGCTATGACTTCCGGAATTATTCAACACTCACGTTGAAGTCTGGGACTGTCACTTTCGCTGGTGATGCTCCTCGTGCATGGCGCGGCGTATTTGACGACATCGCTGGGTATGGAGAGCTCGGCGGGGGAACAGTCGACGGCACGTTGACGCCGCCGAAGCTTCCCTCGATTTCTCCGCCTGCTGCGCCTTCCACCCCAACGGTGACACGGAACTCGGACACCCAGCACTCGCTGAACTGGTCACGTAACTCGACGTACACGTCAGTGCAGGTGTGGCGTGGCACGAGCACGTCGAACATGACGCAGATCGGTACTGCATCAGGGAACGCGTTCTCCTACGTTGATAAAACCACAAAGGCGAATCAGCGGTATTACTACAAGGTTCGTGGCGTCAACGCGAATGGTACGTCTGCGTTCTCGGGAACGCCAGGCGCGGTGTATACGACACCGGCAGCACCATCTGGTGTGAGCGCGGTTCGTTCGGGCACGTCAATCGCGGTGGCAGCCTCAACCTTGCCGCCATATGCGACCTCGTACGACATCGAAGACAATGGCGCGGTAATTGCGTCCTCGGTGCAGCTACCGTGGACGCACACCGCCCCGTCGAACACGGTCTCACATCGATACCGGGTGCGAGCGAAACTTGGAAACCTCGTAAGCGGATGGTCTGCATATTCGGCAACCGTGTACGTTCCGGCACCTCCGGGCGCTCCCACGAACCTCGCCCCCAACGGTGGTTTCACCGGTGAAGGTTCAGTGCCGTTTTCGTGGCGACACAACTCGGTGGACACCTCTCCACAGTCTGCTGCGGAGCTGCGATACCGCGTTGCAGGGGGAGCGTGGATCACTGTCACCGTCGCAGACGGGACGGAAGCTGCGTACCTTGATGTGGGTCCGGGGTCTCTGGAATGGCAGGTGCGCACCAAGGGCGGGCATGCGGAGTTCGGTGCTTGGTCAGCTGTTGCTGTCACGCAAGTCATCGAGCTGCCACAGGTGACTGTGGTGACGCCTGGTGAGGTGCATGAGCGGCCAACGCTCACCGTCGTGTGGGAAACCGTGCAAGCTGACTCGCTTGCCCAGTCCTCGTGGCTTGTGGAACTTCGCTCCGGAGAAGACGTGCTCGAGACACGCTCTGGCACGGGCCCAACAACTCAGGTCGCGCTGCGCACGCGACTTCCTGACGGCGCAACTTTCCAGGTTGCCGTGCAGGTGGCTGTCGGTGCGGTGCTTTCAGAATGGTCAGTGCAGGAATTCCTTGTCGAGTTCCTGCCGCCTGCTCTGCCCTCGGTGATGTTGGGTTGGGATGACGAACGCGGCACCGGATCCATTGCGGTGGAACCTGGCGAGAGTGAAGACGTAGTTGAGCCGACCGTTTCGATGCAAGTCGAACGATCGTTCGATGGTGAAACGTGGGAACTCGTTGTTGAAGGTCTCGAACCTGTCGCGCAAGTGACAGATGCCGAGTGTCGTTCATTCGGGGAAACCATGTATCGCGTGACCGCGTACACCCAGTTCGGGGCGTCTGCGGATGTCACTGAAGTGTTGATGGCTGAATCTTGGGCGGTCTGGCTGGGCGGCGGTGAAGGTTACATGGTGACCGCTCGCCTCCCGTATGACCCAGAAGTGAGCGTGAGCGTTGCACGCGCTCGAACCAAGCACCGGTTTGAGGGGCGCCCGCTCGCGGTCGCGTACTCATCTCCCTATGTGGATCGTTCGGTCACGCATTCAGGTCGACTGCTCGACGATGACCAAGACGTTGTCACCCGGCGAGCGCTGCAGGATCTTGCGTTGGTCGCGGAACCGGTGCACCTGTATCGGGATCCAACCGGTGAACGCATGTATGGGGTGCTTGCTGGTGAGCTCGTCGTAGACCGAGAGTTTGACGGCATCTGGACGTACTCGTTTGCTGTCGAGGAAACGGAGCGGGCATGAACTTGCACGGCGTACGCCGCCCATCGTGGCGTTTCCAGCTCCTTGACCGTGACAACGCTCCCATCAGTGATGTTCCTGGTGTGAAGGGCGGCAGCTGCGAGGTTGCCGCGCTGAGTCGCCTGGGCTGGTCAGGCAGCATCGAAGTGAAAAACACCGGGCATGAGATCGATTTCATGCGACACCGGATGCGGGCAATCTACAACCCAGGCATCCCAGGGGTTGAGCCGTGGCCTGTGTGCACGTTGCTGCTGTCATCGCCTGCTGAAAAGTTCGGCGCGGACGGACTCACGTTCGATGTTGGTCTTCTCTCGCCGCTTGCAGTCGTTGACGAGGATACGACAGAGATGACATTGTCGTATCCCGCGGGGAAGAAGATCATCCCCACGGTGGTCGATTTGATCAAGTCGACGGGGGAACTCAACATCGCGGTGACCGATTCTGACGCGGTCACGCGCGGCCCAACGATGTGGCCACCTGGCACACCAAAGCTCACGATCATCAATGAGCTGCTCGAAGCTGCCGGGTACTGGTCGTTGTGGTGTGACGGGTTTGGCATGTTCCGGGTCGAGCCGTACGTGTCACCGGCAGAACGTTCACCCGCGTACGAGTTCGCTGCTGGAGCGGCTGCCGTGCATACCCCGGATTGGGGTCGCACTCAGGAGCTGTCATCAGTGCCAAACAAGTTCGTGGTCGTTGGGCAAGGCGATGACGAGAAACCAGGGCTTGTCGGCGTCGCCGTGAATGAGAACCCGGATAGCCCGTTCTCGGTGCAGAACCGTGACGGGCGAGTGATCACCGCGGTGGATGAAGGCGTGGAAGTTGCTGACCAGGCAGCCGCGAACCTGCTCGCTCAGAAGCGTCTGCTCGACCGCATGAGCCCGGTCGCAAAGCTTGACGTGACGCACGCCATCTTGCCGCTCCAACCCAACGATGTCGTACGGTTCGCACCGCTTGACCGCGAACCTGTCTCCGCGACCGTACAACGCATGTCCTGGAACTTTGAAGCCATGGCGTTGTGTGATGCGGAATGGAGGGAAGTACAAAATGTTTGACGAACTCATGATGCGAGTTGACCGGATGCGATCGGACATTGCCGGCAAGCCCGATTTCCGGTGGGGCATCGTGACTGCGGTGTCCCCGCTCGCGATCCGGCTCGACGGCGACACTGAACCGCTTGCGGGTGTCCCATCGTCGTTGTCTTGGAAACTCTTAGTCGGTGACCGGGTCTATGTATCGGTGCAGAACCGGCGCGCAACGATTGTCGGCTCAGCAAATGGTGGACTCGTATCGAAAGAACAGAAAACGCTGTGGTCAGGCGTCTACTACATGCTCGACACCCACTCAGCAAACCTGAATGAACGGGTGAGCGAGCAGCTGAACGGCATCGTACTGGCATGGAGCCGCTACGTTCCTGGAGATAAACAGTACAACGACAACTGGACGTACTTCTTTGTCCCGAAGGCACACATCGGCGTCTCTGGTGCCGGTGGTCTGCCGATGTTGATGCCCAACGCGGCAACCGCTGCAAACCCGGAAATGGTCGTGAAGTACGTGTACGTGGAAGACACCGTCATCAAAGGCCACTCGATCAACGCGACCGCCCCTCGTAACACGAGGGCACTTCGATACGTGTTTGGAGTCTGAGCATGAGCTACCTTGCGCAAGCAAAACTGAATGAAGACAGCTACATCATCGACCGGCTGAAAGCCTGCGCCGCGCAGGAACGTATCCCGAGCGTGCATGAGTGGGTGATGGCAAACCTGTGGGAGCTCACTGCTCAGCCTGGCTGGGCTGAGGCGTACGCGCAGGCGCTCGCGGGCGAAAAGATCACTGACCCGGCTGCGTGGGCGGGTGCTATCGGCGCTGACCCGGACATCATCACCGACGCGATGATCCTCGCAGCGGTTAAAGCAGTCAACGAACCAGAAACCCCCTCCGTGTAGGGGGTTTCTTCATTTCTGCGGCAGGCCAACCGGTCTGCCGTTTCGTATTTCAAAGGGAGGTGTCCATGTCGAAGTGGGCAGCAAACACCAGTGAGATCCGTGACAACGGTTTCGGCACCTCGCGTAACGGCAAGACCATCGAAGGCGCGGTACTCCACCACGGCGCAGGCACGAACGTGCTCGACTACGTCGCGAACGCGAACAGCCGCGATTCACACCCCACCTACCACGTGAGCGACGGTGGGCGTGTGACCGGCATCGTGCATCCTGATCGGCGCCCGTTCTCGACCTCGCACTCAGTGGACTCGGTCGCGGTGACGTTCGAGATCGACAACGAAAGCACAGGTGGAGACTGGCCGGTATCAGACAAGGCGCTCTCGGCGGTGATCGATGTCATCGTCGATCACGCACGCCAAAGCGGCTACAAGGTCATCGGCAAGAACACACCGGGAAAGGATCAGCCTGACCTCTTCTTCGTCGCTTGGCATCAGCAGTACGTGCAGACAGCCTGCCCTGGCCCGTACGTGCTGGGCAAGATCGACTGGATCATCCGCGAAGCGAACGCTCGACTCAACAACCATTCACAAGCGTCCAACAATGTTGGGCAGGAAGGGGACGACATGTACCTCATTCAGATCAAGGGCAAGGCAAATGCGCGTCGAGGCGGCTTGTACGCCGTCATCAAGGGCGAGGCGAAGTTCATCGGCGGTACTGCTCCTGCGGGTGTGCCGGTGTTCACTGACGAGGCGCAGATCAAGGCGCTCCAGGCTGTCATTCCTGGACTCAAGTGAGTGAGTCTGGTGTGATCGCGTTCCTTGCGGGCGCGGCGTTGAAGGTGGAGGCGTGCTGCTCTTGGGTAGCGCGCCTCTTCCGTTTCCGGGGAGGTGCTCGTGAGTGACGCTGTAGTGATTGCGCTCATCAGTGGAGCTGCTGTTGTTGCTGGTGCCGCTGGTACTGCGCTCGGTTCGTGGCTGACAGGTCGCGCGCAAGCGAAGGGCGCGAAGTCCACTGCTCGAGCAGCAATCAAAGCTTCTGAGGACACTGCGCAAGACAGGCTCATTGACCAGTTGCAAGAAGAGCTCACACGTTACCGGGAGCGCACTGACCGCAGGTTGGATGCGCTCGAAACGGAGAACCGTGGTTATCGCGCGTTCATCGGTGTGCAACGTGACCACATGGCGGAGCACAAGATTCCGCTACCACCTTGGCCTGACGGCCTGCCCCGATAGGAGATCTGATGCAAGATCAGAAAGTCCGTACGTTCGTCGCCGCGTTCGTCGGCGTACTCATCGCCCGTCTCGTGGCCGCGATCCCGGTCATCAGTGACACGTTCGCGTTCGTGGACGGCATCTTTGCCGAGGCTGGCTATGCTGGCCTGTCGACGCTCGCGCTCGTGCAAGCAGCTACCACTGCTGTCGTGATCCTGCTGTATGTGCAGCTCGCACAGTGGCTTGGCGATCGCTGGCCATCTGTGGAGAAGGTCATGCTGGGCAGTGATGCCCGACCGTCGTACGAGCCACGTTACGCACAGTAAAAGAAGCAGCCCCTCATTCCTTCGGGAGTGAGGGGCTGCTTTTCGTGTTTCACGAGCTAGTTGTCGCGGAGGTCTTCTTTGGCTTCGTTGCGAGCCTTGGTTGCGTCACGTTCAGCTTCTGCCTTTTTTACGTTGGCTTCAGCCTTCACCTCGTCGATCTTGTCCTTGGCGCGATCGACGGTGTCTTCAACTGATCGGCTTACCTTCTTTGCGGCAGCCTCGGCGGTCTCTTTTGCGTCTTCCAGAAATCCCATGAGTTTTCCTTTCGTCGTGAGGCTTCCAAATATTCCGCAAGTGCAGGCAAAAAGCAATCAAAGAATGAAGGAGCACATGAACCTCTGAGCCAGCCATGGCCGCGCACTACGAGCCGAGCAACATCGGGCAGCTGCGCTGAAAATGAAACGCAAGAACCGTTATGAACGCGAAGATTCGACAGCCTGACGCCTCATCGAGTGATGGTGGGCGTTGCTTCTTAGTTAATCGCCGTCGAAGTTTTCTTCGCGGTGTTTGCGCCGCGGGTTTGTTGTGGCTTTTATGAATAGTTGGACGAGGGAGCGTTTCTTCTCAAAATACGTGCGGCGTTCCAGCTCTCCGTTTGCGTACTGTTCGTCGAGTTCCCGGAGCGTTTCCTTTGCCGCATTCGCGTCGAAACGTGATTGCAGCTCGCCGAAGCTGTTGTCGGATCTGATTTTCATTGTTCCTCCGGTTCGTGGCAATCGGCATGCTTTTAGCGGCAAAGCGCGTAGAAGGTGCAGTTTCTCTCGGCGGTGGTGTATAGTTTTAGATTGTAATGTCGTGTTTCTGCTGAACATCTAGTTCAGGCCGACATTCCTGCAACCTCTGCATATTTGCGAGGAAGCAAGCACTTGATTGAAGTGATGATGAATCTCACTTCTAGATGTGGTTGCTCGAATTTGATTGGTCTTTTATTTTTATCCCTGCTACCACCGTGGCTTACTCAGACGTATCCTGGACCCAAGTTGATCATGACGTCTACGTTGCAAATATCAGCGGAGAATTTGCTGGCTTTGTCGCGATCGACGATGAAGACAACTTCATTGTCTATGATTCGCACAGCACTGAGCTGGCCCAAATGAGCTCCATGGTAGGGGCATTCGCATTGGTGGAATCTCTAGTCACACATCGTCTACCCGGTGCGGCAAGTTCTAAAAGCCATGCCACTCGTTTTCCCCGGCGGAACTGCCGAGGCATAACTGACCGTCTAGGTCTTCAAACAACGTAAGGAAACAATAATGGCAACAGGAACAGTGAAATGGTTCAACGCTGACAAGGGCTTCGGCTTCATTGCCCCCGATGACGGGTCCGCCGATCTCTTCGCTCATTTCAAAGCAATTAACGGAGCTGGATACCGCAGCCTTGAGGAAAACCAGAAGGTTTCCTTCGAGTCTGAGATGGGTCCGAAAGGTCCCCAGGCAGCCAACATCCAGGTTATCTAAAAGTTTCTTCGAGGCAGCGAAGTGTCAGTTCCTGGTACTTCGCTGTCAGGCAAGAACATATGGGTGACCTTGCATGTGATGTGACTTACATTTGACTAAACGGTACTTGCTGAAGCTTGAAACGCTGACTCTGCGTGAAACGCTCGGTGGCCGCCCTTAGGAAATAGGTTCATACATCTCTAACATTCTCGCTGACGATGTCAGCACACTGGGTCCTCTCCGTAAGACTTTTGCCCGAAAAGAGGATTTTCCGCATATTGCGCGCGCATATACGCGACTCTCTCAGGAGATACGGCAGCTAGGTCTGTTGTCTCGGAGCCCCTGGTTTTACATACTTACGGGATTCTCGATCTTTCTCGGTTTTCTGCTCGTGTTGGCGGCATCAATTATTCTCGGCGAGAGCTGGCTGCAACTCATTGTTGCAGCTTGTTTGGGACTGCTGTTTACTCAGGTCGCATTTTTAGCACATGAAGCGGGACATCGACAGATTCTCACTGCCGGTCCTTCCAATGATGCACTTGCCCGGGTACTCACGGCGTTTGTTGGTATTAGTTACTCGTGGTGGGACTCGAAACATAGTCGACACCACGCTAACCCAAACATGGAAGGTAAAGACCCCGACATTGAAGTCGATACCATTTCCTTCCTGCAACAAGACGCAGCCTCGGCTACCGGACTTCGCAAGTTCATAACCAAACGTCAGGGGTGGCTATTTTTCCCCCTGCTCACGCTGGAAGGTTTGAACCTCTACGGACATAGTTTCCGATATCTATTAACGGAGAAGTCGGTAAAATCTCGCTGGAGCGAGTTGAGCATGATTTTCATCCGAACCATTTTGGTTTTCGTGCCCATTTTTGTTTTTCTGCCACTCGGAATGGCGTTCGCGTTTTCTGGCATCATGCTTGCGGTGTTTGGCATCTATATGGGCGCATCTTTTGCGCCCAACCACAAGGGCATGCCCGTTATTGCGGCGGGAGAGCGTATTGACTTCTTTACAAAGCAAGTCCGCACCTCTCGTAATATCCGTGGTGGCTGGTGGGCGACAATCTTTATGGGTGGCCTAAATTATCAAATCGAGCATCATCTGTTTCCCAGTATGGCTCGGCCAAAGCTTGCGAAGGCACGGCTAATTGTTCAGCGATTCTGCTTGGAGCATGATGTGCCGTACGTGGAGACTTCACTCATCGGCTCATATGCGATTGTCATTCGATATTTGAACGAAGTTGGACTTGCTGCGCGAGACCCGTTTGAATGTCCGATGGTTGCGGAGTTTCGACGCGCTTAG